GGGTCTATCGTTTCTTCACACCTGCTGGCTTTTTCGTCTTCTTGCGCTTCTTGCGTGCCATCTCGCGCTCATCGCCAATCACGCTATATATATAGACGACATCTTTGCGCAGCCAAGCGGGGATGTTGTAGAGGTCAGTAAGGCTTGGGGGCGACTGCGATCCGCCTAGCGTGTACCATGCTGAGAAGATTTCCAGCGACATCAGATCGCATAATCCGTCCGCCTCTTCTTGCGCTTTCTTCTCAGCCGCACGCTTGCGTAGCTCTTCGGGGGTGAGCCACTTGTCATCCTTATCGTCGTCGCGCTTCGCTTCCTCTTCCGCTTCGACAATGATCTTTGCTAGGCTGCGGACGGCTTCGCGTTGATCCGAATCATTTTTTTTTCATTCTCGTCAACCGACACCATACCAAGCAGCCGCAGTGGATTACCGGCCATGATTACCGTCTCATACAGGTAATCAAGCGTAGCGGTCGGAATGTTCTGAATGGCGGTCGCCGGCTTGCGCCACTCTTCCGGCCACGGCACAACTTGCCACTGTGCTTGTTCGCGCTCTTCAACTGTAGCCGATTCGACATACTCACGCATTTCAAGTTGCGTACACGCTGCCAAGATCGCCACGTACTTCAATAGCACCGTCATATACTCGTTGGCTTCACCGGCTAGATCAGGGTCCATTGCTTCGGGTGCGCCAAACAATTCAACGTAGGAGCCGAACGCCTTGCGCCGTAAAGCGTTATATTTGGATTCCTCATAAGCTGACATGGTGGCAAAGGTGAAACGGTATTCATTCGCCGTTTCACCATCTGTCACCGTTAGGTCAGCGACTTCAGTCTTACGCCACTGATTCAAATTCATCTAATAACTCGCAATATTATTGACAACCGTCACCGTGATTGGCGTGGCGCTATCATCAATCATGCTCGCGGTTACGCCTGCGGTGATCAGTTCATCGCCGCTCGCCTCTGGTTCGCTGTCCATTGCCCAGCTCACGGACGGGATCGCAATCTGAATCGAATAAGGCACCGCCGCGCCGCTGATGTTGTCTTCGCTGGTGAATTTCAGGTCGATTGCGCCGGTAACAGCGCTTAAGCTGACTGTGCTACCACCGGTAGCGCCGAAGTGAAATGCTTCATAGATATCGTCGCTGATGTTGATCTCGCCAAACGCCATCGTGATATCAATGCTCTGTTGCCCTAGGTTGGTGCGCACCGTCTCGCCAATTGCTCTATCGTCTTCACGCATGGTGTTCGCCACGGCGAATTCCATTGACCGTATTCGCTCGCTGATGGTGTAGCTGTTCAGCGTTAGTGTGGTGCGCGTTAGCATCCACGGCACGATCTCGTCAGTCTGTTCGCTGACATAGGTCGGACTACCCGACATGGGCTGCAAAGTCAAACCACGAAGCTCCATTGACGCTTCGATTTGTTCCGGGCTGATTGCCAAGTTCAACGAAGTGGCGCGCATGTCTACGCCGCGGCTAATGAATGCGGCGTCACTTTCCTCCACGTTCCACGCTGACGTCATCCACTTGTGAGCAGACGACGATCCAAGTGTGCACACATGCGTGTAATGCGTCGTGTTGTTGGTGGTTGTCACCTGAAAGCCGGCAGCTAGTAACGCCGGCACAATGAATTTTGGACGCAGCAAGAAAGTCGCTTTGGCGTTGCTCATGTAAGACGGACGCTTCATCGTCGTCTTTTTGGCGGTGGCACGAGTCGCCGCGGCTGGGTGCTCCAATGGCGCTTCACGCTCGTCATAGGTTGCGCCAAGCGCACTAACGGTTGCCAGCGCTTTGTATAGCGTGGTTGCCGCTGTGCCTTTTGACGACTGTTTGCCTAGCGCAAACCATGACTCTAAGGAATTAGCTTCAGATGTCGCTGACATTTATTGTTTCCTCCACAGCATTATCTTCAGGGAGCCAACCGACGGGCAAGCCCACATCAAGAAGATGTTGGTCACTGAAGGCTTGTGGCTGTTCCGTTTCAGTCTCAATGCCTAACGCATCGCGCCGATCATGCAATAGAACTCCCACACACCGATCCGCCTCGTCTTTACGCGCATTGTCGCTAGGCATACGCATGGCGTCGTCAATCACGTAAAAAAGCGATTCCGGTGTATCAATGGCAATCAAGCCAACCTGCGCTAGTTCGGTGCCGTATTTGCGCTCTATGTGTTTTAGTAAATCTTGTCGTGTCATATCGTATTTCCTATCAGCGTAAAATAGACGGCGCTGATGCCGTAGACTGAATCGGCTTGGCTTGTTGGCTTGTCCCATAGATTGATATTGCTACGGAACATTTGCCCATCGCCGGCGCTGATTACCCTAGACATTTTGCTGCCATCGGTCGCGGTCACTGTTCCAAAGCGCAAGGTGGCGAGTAGATGCGCTGTACGCCATTCAAGTGTTTTGGCGTCTATCGTCGCTTGTTCCCTGGTGCCATCGGTCACACAGATAACCGCTGCGGTGTAGGCGTTAACGCGTTTGATCGTAGTGCTGCCATCAACGCCGGCAGCTTGTGCACGTCCGTCAAATGACATGATGATGCCAAACGGCAAGGTGCAATTTTTGAAATTAACCACATCGAATTGCGCCCAGCGTTTGACGGCGGTCAACATCAAGTTGCTGTAACTTGAGGCCGGTCCCATGGCCGCTAGCAGTTGTGTCGCTAGATATTCTTCAGCGGCATTCCATAATGACTCAGCCAACGCTCACCTTCCCGAAGAAAGCACGTGGCTGCGTGACGTAGCTTGTTTCAGCGGCTTTGTCGAATTCGCTTTTGTGGTAATTTGCCAAGTCTCTCAGCGTTTTTATGCGGCTATCGCTCCAGCTCACACTATGGCTACCCATGCTGGTTGATTCACTTGATGGCGTGGCCGCAATACGATTCGCCGCCGCGTTATATCCACGGTAGTAGACATAGTGCGCGGCGGCGTCGTTATCAGTCGTCAGTCCGCTAGCATCTGTTAGCCAAGTAGCAATTGCATCGGCAATGTCGCCATCGGGGAACATCACCGGTTGCATCTCGCCCGTTGGGTAAATCAGATCATCAATCGTTAGCGTGACAGCCATTTAGCTAAGCGCCTTCATCACGGTAGTGCGCACTTTGTTGGCGTGTTCGTATTCGAGTGCAGCAGCAATCTGATCAGCGGTCCACGAATCCACGGCAGCAACTACATCCGCCGCCGTCATGATTTCGTAGCCGGCAGGCAACGCCGTAGCAGCATCGTTCTCCGCCGGTTGTGGGCTAGGTGCCGTATGTGCTTGTAGGCGAATTAATGCGCCCGCGGTCAACAGTGCAAGCACGCGTGGCGTTGACGCAACCTCGTGTGACGTGCCATCGCCAACGATCCAGACCTCGCCGGTTGGATGATCGGGGTGGACTTCCCACAGCGTTACTCGATCATCAACCTTTGCTGCCATGACCTTGATCAAGTCAGTCATTGGTCAGATTCCTTACGCATTAATATTGAGAGTTTTGACGCCGTTAATATCCAACACCGCGTAACCCTCAACTTCTGACATCACAAGCACCTGCGTTTGCGACTTGACGAAACGATCCATTTCGCTGATCTCGCTGCCGATCTCGGTGACACGTTCAACTGCCATGCGGTTGTCAAAGCCGAGAATCTTTAAGCTAGGTGCATCACTCGTCCAGCCGTAACGCACAAGATCTGCGAATGTGTTAATCGGCACAGCGCCAGTGCCCAGGTTGGCGAGATTGACCGCTGACAACGGCACGTTGGCCGAACCGGTATTGAGCAGAGCCACCTGCAATGCAACCGCTTCTTGCATCAATGCCGTGGTTAGGACATACGGCTGCGCGAACTTCATCTTGAAGGCCAGCCAGCCTTTCAGCGTCAAGGTGCCAGCCGTCGCGCTGCTATCCAGCGTGGTCAGGTTGTAGTTGGTCGGTGCACCGGAGTTGCCGTCGCCACTGACCAACACATCAATGACAGCCGCAACCTTGTCAATCTCAGACTGCACGGCCATCAACTGGACGAAGTAAGCGAGCTTGTCAACGCGCATCCGACGCAAGTCTTCGTAACTAGCTTCAATCCCACGCCCGAATTTCTTCAGGCGGATATTGCGATCCGCACCGGCGATTTTGGCAATCGGAATTTCGGGAGTTTCGCCAACACGGTACTGACGAAGCTTTTCCGCGTCAACAGTTAGGTAGTAGCTGCGATAAGTGTCGCCGCTAATCGGCGTGGTCATGCTGACCAACTCCGCCAACGGAATAGCCGGGGCAAGCTGCTGACTGAGGCGAGGCGTCATAGCATCGGCGTATGGGCGTTCCCACGAGCCGGCGATGCCATCACTGCTAAGATGCACAGCGCGCTGTTGCGCCATAGCATAGGAAGCCTTGCGCCAATTGCGAGCAAAGAACTCAGTAAGCAAGGCGCGGGTGCCATCGTTCTTCTGGAACATTCCAGCGTTGCTGGCCCAAATGCCCGCTTCAGGATTGGATCGGGTACGGATGCCAGCTTCCATCAACAGGCGCTCGTAGGCATCAAGCTTGTCGCCCGGTTGACTTGGGCTAATCTCTTCAAGCACGCGGGTCAAGGTTGGCGCATCCTCTACCCCGGCATCTTTCATGCGGTTGGCGACATCGGCGTAAATGTCCATCGGCTTGGCGCGGAACTGTTCCCATAATTCGCCAGTGCCCAACGCCTTGATCTCAATACTCATCTTGTTTCTATCTCCTGTTACAGTCGGACAACCACAGCCGTGGTCGTGCCCGCATCAATAATCATGCCGTTACACCGCCCAAGTTCTGCCGCTGTAGCGGTAGCCACCTCACGGATGTAACCTTCTGCGCTAGAGGCGTTCAACGCACCGACAATTGCTTTGCCTGGTGTTAGCGACGCACCGTTGCCACCAGGCAGCGTCATAAAGCCGCCAACCTGCACAACCGCTTTGCCATCGGACTCAACGCCAAGTAACTTTCCTAGCACTTCCTCCCCATCGCCAGCCGTCTCGATGGTCTTGTTAGCGCTCAACGCTACGGCCAACCCAACCTTGCTACTGCCATTAGCAGTGGTAGCGCTATAGGTGATCGTGCTGTCGTCAATCAAGAAGGTGACACGTAGTTCGCCAATCCCTTCAAAGCTGACCGTATTTCGTGGATCTGCCATTTCTTATTTCTCCTAGTTGTTGGCTCTCGCCAGTTCAATCCAGTTCGTGCCATCCGACTGGAGTAAAATTGTGTCGTATTGTCCTAATGCCGCATTGCCTGCAATTTTGAGCGTGCCGGTATCCGTCAGCGTGATGGTGTTGCTGCCAACATTCACGATGTAGACAATGCGCCCAACGGCATGACCGGTGATACTGCTTGTGCCACGTGCCGCCGCTGCGGTAATGCGTTGATAGGTTCCGGTCGGCGTAATCGTTCCGCCCGCCGTGATAGTCAACGTGCCGGCTGCATTGCCGTTGATCCAACCGCCCACGCTTAAGTCGTCGCCCACCGTGGCGTCATCACCAGCCGTTACGTCGTCGCCTGCGGTCACATCAGCACTTGCCACAATGCTGTCAAAGTTTGTGATCTGCGCCAGTACGGGCAAGCTCAGCAGCGCGCCCAACAAGGCAGCGGCAATCAGTCCAGAAAGAATTGTCCGTCGCATTTTCCCCCCTATGCCTTGTAGGAACTTTCGTCCACAACCTTGCGTGCTGGTTGCGCCTTGGCTTGTTCGCCTTCGTCGGTGGTTTGTCGTCCACCGGTAAAAGTCTTGTCGCCAACTTTTGCCCAGTCCGCTTTCATGCGCTTGATTACCGGCAACGTGGCGCTGCGCAGAACGTCACCGTACATCTCAGCGTCAAACGATTCGCCGTAAGCACGCACGCCGTCGGCAATCGCTTCGCTGATCAGGTCAGTGCGATAGGTCCGCCCGTCTTCGGCCAATGGCGAAAGCTCTTTGACCTTGGCTTCAAGTTCCGTAGCCCGCGTTTGCTCGGTGGTCAGCTTGCCGGCAATCGCATCACGATCCGCCTCAACACTGCGCAGGCGTTGTGCCTGTTCTGCAATGTTGGTAGCCACACTCACCACGTCCGCATTGGCGTCGATAGCAAGTGCAGTCCGCACATCATTCAAAAGCTTCTCAAAATCCAACTTGTCTTTCCTCTCTTGCAAATCGACGCCCGCAAAGGTGCGTACCGTCGGGAGTTTAATGCGGTAACGATCCTCGATAGTGGATCGTAGCTTGGGATCTAGTTCACCCGCTTCGGCCATACTTCGCGCCTTGATAATCGTGGCGTCAGGCGTGGCACCGTCATAGACCGCGCTAACTTCAGACAAATGCGCGCCGTCAATACCAACGGTCACAGTAACCAACCCGTTTTTGGTTTCGACTTTCATGCCGGCAATGTGTTGGCATGAATCGTACTTGCGGTAGTTGCCACCGCAGATGTCGCAATACCACTCGCCACCATGAAAGCCAACCGAAACGTCTGAGATAATGCCGGAACGAACACCAGTAATAAAGTGGTCAGTCTTTACGTCGCTAAGCTCTAGCCCAGGCAATGTGAAGAAGTCAGACACTACCCGCTTACGCCCTGTCCCGGCTTCCATAACGCCATTCAGCGAACGCCCCATTGGTAGCTCGTCGTGATTGTGGCTATTGAGGAATGCCACGCCTGCACGACTATCGTTGGCAAAGTTGACTAAGGTTGTGTCAAGCATACGGGTGTAATAGGCGTCAACCTGATCGTTGCTGATTTCAGCCGACCAAAAAAACGGCTCCACCTCGTCAAAAACAGACACATCAAACGCCCCGCTGTTTTTGGCAAGGTCAAGTAAAGCAGCGCGCTCGCCTGCTTTGACACGGTGCACTTTTGCCGGATATGCGTAAATCAAATCGTTGGTATCGCTCATTTGTTCTGATTCCAAGGCAATAAAAAAAGGGCAGCAACGATTGTGAAATCGTCACTG